ACGGGTTCACCTATTTCATTATTGATGTTCCGAGCAACGCCACTTTCATCGATGTTGATGGCGTAAACTTGACGAGTTGGACGTACGGTTCAGACGCCGTGTGCTATTTCATAAACTTTTCAACTGCTTCGTTGACGACTTGCCAACTGTGCTTCGGCGTAAATCCGCCTGAAGTAATCGGAGATCCGTATTTCGTTGTTACGGTTACCTTGACGGCCGCGGCTAGCGCTACGTTGACTTTCTATTTCTATCGCCGTAACGTGAAGGCGCGTAAAAAGGCGGTTCCGCCTTGAGGCAGTTCGAGACTCAGCAAGGCACCTGGTCCGCAACGGAAGAAGTGCTTACTGGAATATGTGGAGATCTAAAGCGCGGCTACGTGCTTTCGGGCACCGAGGACGACCATGATCAGGTCGTTGAAGCAACGCTCAAGATCGTTAATTCTAGCCGGGCCAGCGTAATCGTCAGCCTCACGTACGAGGCTGATTGGGCTGAGAACTGCATTGAATGCGTGCTTGATGCGGTCAGTAATCAGCTTAAAATATTTTTGGTGATTGCTGGTGTAGCTGTCGAGATGAACCGGGACTTCGAAATCGACCCTGGCATAGAGTATAAAGTTAAGGTTGAAGTGATCACCGAAAGTGACGGTTCAGGCCTTTTGCTGTTTACGGTCAACGGTATTCTTCAATTTCCCATGATCGCGGACCTGGCCACTGTGCTTACCACGGGAATGGTGGGGTTTGCTGTTGAGGGCACGGAGCAGACTCAAAGCGCAACGTTTAGTGGGATACGGATTTATTCGATGCTGGGCCGCTACTGCAGCTTGGCCGACATCAAAACTATTCTGGACCTGCTGAAAGAGGATACTTACAATGAGGAGCTGGCGGGATGCGCGAAGACCGCGGATGATTTGGTTGACAAGCAGCTTGAGGCTCAGGGGCTCGCTGTCACGGCCGGGGACGAGACGATAAAGAATGCCAGCGCTTACCTGGCTGCGTGGGTGTTTCGCAAGCGCCGGGATCCCACGGGGGCTCAGGCCTTTCAGGCAGAAGCCCAAAGGTTTCTTGATACTTACGTTGCAGCGAATGAAGATACCTCGACTTTTGTGAGGACGGCCTAATGTCCGTGGTTTTGCGTGTTGATGATGGGCCGTTGCGGGAGTGGCTTAGCAGGGAGGATGCCCGTGGTGAAGACGTCAAGCGCCTCTTTTGCGAGGAGGGTAGCATTTTGACGATGCAGGAGATGAGGGCCACGGTTCCGGTTCGAACTGGTTTTCTGCGCGAAAGCATAACCCGGCAAGTTTATTCGGACGGGTTCAGCGTGTTTCCAACCGCGAAATACGCGGGCTATGTGGATCAGGGGTCGGGGCCGCACACTATCTTTCCTGTTGTGTCTCGCGTCTTACGCTTTACTATGCCGTCTGGAGCTGTGATCTTCGCTAAGCATGTGCATCATCCGGGTTTTCCGGGAAGGTTTTTCATTCAGCGCACGGCTGAGAGTGTTCGTGCCAAGTTAGTTGAGCTACTGCATGGTCTCTTGGAGCGTGTATACGGTGACTAGCCCGGCTGTGATCTGCAATAGCATAATCGCGTTGCTCAAGGCTGCAGAGACCCTTAAGGGCTTTAAAAAGTGGTTCTTGGGCGAGCCTGCGCCTAGCAAGTATCCGGGGTTTCCGTGGGGCTGGGTTGAATGGAATGGTGGACCTGAGGATCCGCCTGTCAGCGTGAAGTCTCAGGTGCGTGACGTGTTTTTTGTGGTTTTTGTTTCTCAGCATGTGGATGCGAGTGTTGCTGAGGCTTCTGGTATGGCGTTGCTTCAAGAAGTTGAAGCAGTTTTAAAGGGTGATCGGAGCCTTGGCGGACTTGTCGAAGCAAGTTGGGTGTCGAATCGTGAAAAGGAGAAGAAGTTTCAAGGGGAACAAAGCATGATCGCGATAAGAATCACAGTTCAAACTAGGAGACGAGAATAATGGCGATACAAAGATACGTGGGAATAGGCCGAGAAACAGGAAGTTACGGTACAGCTGTGGCCGCTGTTCGTTATGCTGAAGCCGTAGCAAAAATCAAACCAAGCCAGGGCTGGGTGATTCCTGAGCCTGTAGCCCGGAGAGATCCTCAAAAAGCGAATCTTGGTCCGTACCGGGCTCGTGGTAACGTTGGGCCGTTTGAGGCTGAGCCCCAGAACGTTTTCCTTGATTTGATGTATGCTGCGCTTGGCAAGGTAACCACCACGGGAACGGGGCCCTATACGCATCAATTCAGGGGTGAGGACAGTTTGCCGAGTTATACTCTTCGATTGGGCGTTGAAAAGACGGAGCGTGTTTTGCCCGGTTGCCTGGTCGAAAGTCTGCGCATACACATTCCCTGGAACGGTGATGTGATGGCTCAGGCTGAGATCTTCAGCGGCTTTCCCGAAACGAAAGCGAGCCTGGCTACGCCCACGATCTCTCCGCTCAAGGCCTTCAATCAATGCACGTATCCAAGTAGTAACTTGATGACGATTCAAACGAAAGATTGCAGAAGTCTCGTTTACGATCTTGAATTTCTCATCAAAAACAACATTCCTTTCAACCGGGGCGCGTTGGATGGTCGAAACTTTAGCGTTAAGCGGTATGGCAAGCGGGAGATCACGGGCAAACTGAGCATAGCGTTCGATGACACGGACGAGTATGACAGGTTTATCGCTGGCACCGATTTTACCTTGGTTGCGCATATAGTTGGGGATATTATTAGCGGTGCGGACAGGTACAGTTTGCATTTTGAGATGGGAACGTGTCGCTATGTCGGTGATGCTGTGCCGGATGTGACGCCGATAAATGAGCCCTTGGTGATTGCTGACGCTGCTTTCCAAAGCTTCTACGACCCGAGTTATACGAATGCCCTGGAAGCGGCTATAATCAATAGCGTTTCGAGCCTGTAGGTGATCCGCATGGAGAAAACCGTGATTGTTGAAGGCAAGAAGTATCAGGTTAGGCCGATGCCTGCACATCTTTCGCCCTTCAACGCGAGATTGGTTTTCCTGCTAAAAGAGCAACCGAACACGTTCGATGAGGCCGAGGCCAATAGTGCGGAGCAACTGAAGCTTTTTAAGAGGATCCTAAAAGAGACGGTTACGCCTGAGCCTGAGGAGGACCATTATGGCGTGCTGTATAATGCGATGTGCAGCGAAACCAAACGTTTGATGGATGCGGCTGGGCTTTTTCGCAGCCCTCGACGACCCGATGCTACGAAACGCGGCGCATCTGGGGCTGATGCTTCACCAGAGACCAAGCACCCTGTTAGGCCTGGCTGAGCCTGACGTCTGGCTGTTCGAGTTTGATGTGAGGCTTCTTGCGGCTGAGTTGATGCGGTTGCAGGGCGAGCCCGGGACTGAATCTCGGGAAGTGAAAGAAGAAAAGATTAGGGAGTGGGTTAGGAAACGGCGCAAGCAACTTTAACTGTGGATTTGGAAGGCGTTGAAGAGGTCAACGCGGGCTTTCAGCAGATCGGTGTTGCAGCGGAGGGCATGGCCGGAAAAGTTGCTAGTAGCAGTGGCGCGATGGAGATTAGCCAGCGCAGGCTAATGCTCGTGAGCGCAGGATTAATTATGAACAGCGTTCAACTCGCAGACATTTTTGACAGGATGGCAAAAGGCCAGATGGATATTGGTCGGGGCGCGTTGATGCTTGCCATGAACTTCCTTCAACTCGCAAGCCAGATCTGGGTCGTCGTGGGAGCCGAGAACGCGCGCGCAATAGCGCATAGTATCGCTAACGCCTTGTCCGGGCCTGGGGGCTGGGCGATCCTGGCCGGAGCTGCTGCGGCTGTGAGCGTGGGTTTCGCGTTGGCCAGCCAGATTCCTAGTCGACATGAGGGTGGGCCAATCTTTCAGAGTGGGCCGCATGATTTGCTTGCTGGCGAGTATGTGCTTAGGCGTGGCCAATCCGCGATTACCGTAAATGTGTATGGTGCTGGCTCACCACGGGAAACGGGCGACGCTGTGGTTGAGGCGATTAGGCGGAGTGGTTATGCTTGAGCGAAGTTGCCCCGGCCAAAATGCGCATAGAAACGTTTCGGGATCCCGTGTTTTTTGAGGACCATTTTTGTGTGGGTTGGAGCAAGATTAGCGGCGGCACGAGCAGTTTTGCGTCTGACGATGGGGAACTGGCGAAACTCAATTCAGGCGATCAGCCTTACGCGATTATCGAGAAGAATCTTCCTGGAGGCTTGAATGTTACTACTCATTCCTTGTTGGTTTGCAGGATAGAGAACGTTGATGGTTCAGCCAGTGTGGATCTGCATTTGGGCGGCGGCGTCTGGTACAGTTATATCTACGCGAAAACGAGCCCAGGCGTCTACACGGCGGATATTAGCAATGCCGGGACGCCTAACAAGATCCGCTTAAAGGTTGGTGGGGTTGGTAAAATTGCGGATTTTGATTATGCGATTATTGCGAAAAGCGATTCGCAGGTGCCTATCGATGCGGCTGATGTCTGTGGTCGCGTCGACATCGTGAAGCCGTTGCTTAATGCTGGGGTTCAAACCGCGACTTTCACTTTGTATAATGTGGATGCTTATTATTCTGCGAAAATCCTGAATCATGATTTTGTTTTGATTTGGCTTGCTAGGGCTGAGGCGGATCTGGGCAAGGTTTCGACTAAAGAGTTCGGCGGGAGAGTCGTGAGGCCCACGAAACATGCACCAAATTATGGTGACTATGAGTTAACGCTTGAGTGTGAAAGTCATGGGTATGAGCTAATTTGTTCTTCTGCATTGTTTACGGCTGATTATTCATCCACGAATGGCAGAACGATTTTGGAGGCTGCGCTGGCTGTCTGTACGCGATTGATTAAGCATCCTATGGCTGTAATGTGGTTCGATAACGGAGGCTCAAGTGGTAGTACAGATGACAGGATAAACAGTGCGCATACAGTCGAATATAGCGAAGTGATGCCTCGAAAAGTCTTTGAAGAAATCTTGGAGAAAGCCTCAAATCCGTCCAGTGTTATTGGCTTTGATGCCTATGAAACTCCTGCAGGTTGCTTGGTGGGGCATCTGCGAAACAGTCTCGACTTCGCCTTTGCGACAGTGCTAAAGCCTTTGCCCTATTCTCGCAGTGAAGATAGGCATAAGGTGATAAACAAACAGACAGTTTATGGTGCAAAAACGAAAAATTACCCATCTAATCTTGATTCTTGGACTGAATCTACAGACGGTTGGACTGTTGTATCTGGCCAGCCGATGGAGTTAGACGCCGCCATAAAACGAAAGGGATCTTACAGCATAAAAATGTGGACTCCATCTGGCGGCGGCACAGTGAACATCTACAGAACCTTTAGTGCCTTGAGATACTATGCGAAGTTTGGTGGCTGGGTAAGGATGCCTGGCAACTTGGGCGGAGGGACAGCGTATGTGAGGCTGTGGGCTCCTGATTCGAGCAATTATTTCCAGGCTGACGTCAAAGCTTTTCTTGAGGCTAGTTGCATTTTGGCTTGGGGCATGATTTCGCTTGCTCTTGGCAGAAATCAAGAATATAACGCTGACAATAATCCTGATGGCATTTGGACTAAAACAGGTAGCCCTCAATGGTCGCAGATCTCCGGCCTGCAATTTGTTTTTACTTGTGTTGGGGCAACATCATACTTCAATTTCGACGGTGACCTAGGTTTTCTCAGCGGACCGTATAGTAGCACAGCCGAAGACGGCACTAGCCAAGATGCCTATGGCGTGTGCGAAGCTGAGCCCATGGTTGATGAGGCTTTAAAAAGTGATGCTGAATGTCTGGCCAAGGCCCAGAGCATAGTCACAGCAAGAAAGGACCCGCTAATTGTCTATGAAGCATTTGTCATTGATGGCGTTAATGGGCTCCATCCTGGCGATAGAGTGCACATTCAAATCGCGCCTGAAAGCATCGATGAGTACAGCAGGGCGGTTGAGGTGCATCATATTGTGCAGGGTTCAATCTGGGATATCGGCTTAAAAGTTACTAATGAGCCTCAGCTGACTGATGAAGTTTTTAAGCTTCTCATAAGGAGGATGGGGCCACTCATTGATTTTATGCGATCTTCCGGAGGTAGCGCATGATTCCCAAAGCGCAGATTATTGCGATGCTTGTGATTCCCGTGGTGATGAAGCCCAGACTCGACCAGTACGAGATTGCATGCATGCTTTCTGAAACGGCTCCGGTCGGAACCTTGTTTTCTGCCGCTAAACGCGCATATTCAGCGTCCGGCAAGATCTGTGATCCGTTGGCAGCGTTAAAGCTGAGGGTTCCAATGAAAATGAAGGTTGCCATTAGCGCGATTAAGGCTAGGGCTGTTTGTCGTTCCATCATGTCTTCCTCTCTTGTTCTTGTCTTTTTAATTTCTGAAGATCGTTTCTCAGCAAACTTAACTCCTGTTCATGCAGGTCGAGTACCTGTCCGTCTGAATATACGCAGTAGGCTAGTGCTACACCCGAAGCTCCGAGGATTATTTGAAATACGATCGTTGCTTTTTCTTGGTTTGTCATGTAGGTCCAGCCGATTGTTGGGATGGATGCAAAGCCAACCAAGGCTACTAAAAATGCGATGCCGTAAACTATTGCTATGGCTGCGCGTAGATCCAACGTCTTCCCCACTTGTTGTTGGGTTTCGGATGCGTTTAAACATTTCTGGAGGATTGTTCTAGTTGAGCAAAAGTGAACGTGTCAGGGTGAAACGGCATTCTTCGGAGCGGCAGAACGAGTTTTACGAGAACGTGGTTGTTGCTAATCCTCGTGACCTAAAAAAGCAGGTGAGGCTCCGTTTTCTCGTTGACACTGGAAGCAGTGGCACCGTCATTCCGCGTAGGGTCGCTGAACTGCTCAACCTTCAATGCGTCGGTCAAGGTCTCGTTGAATTGGCTGACGGAAGCAAAATTAAAACAAAGATCGCTTATTTGTATTTGCAGATTGACCATGAGCACGTGTTTACGCTCGCAAGTTACGACGGTTGCAAGACGCCGTTGCTGGGGTTTGATGTCATGTCTGTCCTTGGCTTGCAAATTGACGTGAACCGGAAACGGATTTTGAAGCCTGTCCGGCGCTTTAGTCTCCTCAACTTTATTCTTGGCAAGGGTTGGATGGGCGCGAGGAGGCGCAAGCCGCGTGGTTGATTGGATCCGTCGTGCGCTGATGCATAAGGTTGTTCGTGGGCGTGTGAAGAGTAAGCAGCATGTTGAGTTGGTTGAGGCTGATGAGCGGGTCGTTTACGCGGTGAAATTCGCGATTGGGATGACTGTTTGCCTGTGCGGCCTCGAAGTGGCTCACATGGCCTTTCTGCACAGTTGGAATAGCGAGATTTTCGTGGCTATTTCGAGCCTGATCACGTTTGTGAGCGGCGTAATTATCGGCCAGAAGGCGGGAAAATAACCATGAAAGCGCATGGTAAAAGTTCTGAAAAAAACCGGGGGGGAGGGGGGTAGGCCCGTTTTGCGAGTAGTTACTGTTGAGCCACAGCTTGTTTTTTGTCGTGCTCGCAAGATGGCGGATGACATGCAGCATTTGCGGTTAAATTTGTTGCGTGATCTTAAGGCTGTCTTTAACATGGCGAAGGCCTATGCCAAGAGTAAGGACAAGGATGCAGCGGGAAAGTTGGTCGTTTCTGCTAAGCAAAAGCAGATTTGGGTTAGGATCATGACTTACACAGCTCAGGTTATGAATAGTCTTTCAAAAAGTTATGATGATGCGCAGGTTACGAGCGATTTGAAACGCCTGGAGAGTATGATTAATGAAGCAATGGCAAAAGAAAAAGATCCAGGAGCTAAGTAGCCAGGTTGAGGCGCTGGTTGAGGCTCGCAAACAGGGCATTTCAACTGATCCGGTAGAGTTCTTCACTAAAACCTTGCATCTTAAGCCTTACGATTACCAGGCTGAATTTCTTCGAGACCCGTCGCCGCTTAGGGTTTTGCGTTGGCCACGGCGGGCTGGCAAGACCACGGTAATGAGTGGTGACGATATTCATTTTGCGGCTTTGCATCCTGGCAGCAAGATCCTCGCGTTGATGCCTAAGGCTGGTCAGACGAAGGAGATCTATTTTCAGGGTGAGGGTGGTTTGCATGATCATCTTGCGCGTATGGACCGTAAAGTGTATTCTGCTTTGATTGAGGAGCAGCTCCAAACTATTGTTAGGCTTCGCAATCGTAGTGTTATTTTGGCTGAGACGCCTGAGCCTTTCACGATTCGCGGTCATGGTCCGCGCAAAATGAGCCTTGATGAGTTCAACTTTTTCCGCAAGGACAAGGACCTGTGGCTGAGCGCGCTTTTGCCTATGACGTTGACGCGCATAGTCCGCATAACCATTGCCAGCACGCCCTGGAACAAGGATAGCCTTTATTGGCGTATGTGTTTTGATAAGGCTTTCAAGAATTTTAGCGGCAACATCTTTGAACGGAATCCGCCCAGATACCTTCGCACCTGGAAGGACGTGTTAAAGCCTAATGGGCCTCTTGATCCAGCGCAGGTTGATGCGATGCGTGAGCAGTATGCGGGTGATAGTTGGCGTTGGAGGAGGGAGATGGAAAGCGAATTTGTTGATGATGAGACGAGTTTTCTGCCTAGCAGCCTGATTATTAAGTGTCAAAATTCGGATTTGGGTTTTGCCAAGTTTGAGGATCTTGTGGAAGGCTCGTTAAATATTGGCTGGGATCTTGGCAGGGAACGAGATCCAGCAGCTGTGGCCGTGGTAAACAAGGTTGGTGAAGTGCTTAGCTTGGTTCATTGGAACATTTTTCCGTTGGGCACGCCTTACGTTTCGCAGATGGCTTACATCAAGAGTCTCTGTGATCGCTGGAAGAACGTTGAAGCGGTTTACTATGATCACACCGGAACGTTGGGAATGGATGAGGAAATTAATAAAGCCGAGTTTCCAGGTTTGAAGGGCGTCGATTTTTCGCAACCTAACAAGCATGGGATGGCCAGGTTTTTGAAGCAGAAAATGATGTCGGTGAGGACTAGCGATAAGAAAGTTGGAGCTGACGATGCGCGTCGCCAGTTTGAATATCCCTTTGACATCAATCATGTCGTTGAGGCTCAATTGAATTGTGAGCAGTGGGAGCAGCGGCCGGGCACTGAGATCTATGCCTTTTCGCATCCGCAGGGCACGCATGACGATCTCTTCTGGGCTATAGCCCTGGCGTGTCTCGCGTCGACTGGGGCGAGCCCGGAGTCTGAGGTTTGGGTGGTGCCACGCTAAAATGCCTACCTACCCCCCTCCCCCCCGGTTTTTTTCAGAACTTTTAACATTGTTTTTCTTGGAAGTTGATGGTGTTTGAGGCGTGGGCGCGAGTTTTTTAGGATTCAGCGTTTTTGCAGGGTTTACGATCGAGCCCATAACAAGTTCTTGTTTAACGTTAGCTATTCCACGGGTGCCAGATTGACACCCAGATCCGTGGTGGTCTCTGAAGCGTTCGGCCTGGGCGTGGACGAAGCCAAAACGTTTCAGGTCCTGGACTGCGAGATCACCATGCGAGCCGGGGATGTGGTTTATATAACTGGTGATTCGGGCAGCGGCAAATCTGTTTTGCTCAGGGCTTTGAAGGCGGATCTGGGAGCTGAGGCGGCGGACATGACGTTATGCCACGTGGCAAGCGATCAACCGCTCATAGAGACGGTCGGGCAGACGGTTGAGGAGGGTCTGGAGCTGCTAAGCCGCGTGGGCTTGAATGATGCTTTCCTGTTCCTGCGCACCTACGACCAGCTGAGCGACGGCCAAAAATACCGTTATCGCCTGGCCAAGTTGATTGAGTCGGGTTGTCCGTGGTGGCTCTGCGACGAGTTCTGTTCGACGCTGGACCGGGACACGGCGAAGATCGTGGCGTTTAACGTTCAGAAACTGGCCAGGGCTCTAAACAAAACTGTGGTCGTGGCCACTACGCACGGGGATCTCCTGGCGGATCTGGGGCCTGACGTGCATGTGCACAAGCGATTCGGTAAGGAGATTAACGTAACTTACCAAGGGAATGTGGTACCACAGGAATGCAGTCTTGTCCGGGAGATGCGGGTTGAACCTGGCACGATCGAGGACTGGCATAAGCTCAGCGAGTTTCATTATCGCAGTCACCAGGTCCGGAGCGTTCGCAAAATCTTCCGGTTGGTCCGGGGTTCTGAATTGTGCGGCGTGATTGTTTATGGCTTTCCGCCTATCGGTTGCGCTGGCCGTAGCCTTGTCTTGCCAAAAATGGGGATTCAAGAGCTCAACACGAAGCTTAGCATCATCAGCCGGGTTGTGGTTCACCCGAAATATCGGAGCCTTGGCCTGGGTGCGAAGTTGATTCGCGAGTCCTTGCCGCAGGTAGGAACCGATGTCGAGATGGTTGCGGTGATGGCGAAGTATAATCCCTTCGCTGAGAAAGCCGGGATGAGAAAGGTTTTGGTGCAGCAGCCGAGCCCTGAAGCAAAAAGGATTTCCTTGTGCCTGGCGGGTTTAGGCTTTAATCTGCAGCTGCTCTCAAGTGAGAAGTATGTGTGTAGTGTACTATACAACTTGGTTCCTGAGCAGGTGGCCAGGTTAAGGCTGGTTCTCAAGAAAAACGGTGTTCCAAGATTGCAGAAGGAGCTTATCGAGGGGCGGCAGGGCAGGTTTTACGCGAAAAGTGGGGAGTGGCGCAGGGCTGTCGAGCGCGCGGATCTGGCGGGTTTGGCCCGGGTTATTCGGGTTGTTGGCCTGCTTCTCCAAGTAAAGATATATTTGTTTTGGCAAAATCGTAAACTGTGACGATTTGGTCCGGGTTCCAGTCGCCGTGCATTTCGGTCCAGGCCTGCTTGAATGCTTCTGGGCTCGTGAATCCTTCTTTTCGGGCGTCTTCCTGGGTGATGTCTCCGAGTTTTTCTTGTCTTGCGGCGGTTATTAGTATCCGAGCTTGTGCTTTTTCGAAGCGCGTGCATCTGGCCGCGTAGGTTCGTCCGGGCTTGAGCGTGACTTTGTGGATCCTGCGTGTTTGGGTTTTCTGGCCCTCAAGCACTTTTCTGAGGAGTTCGCGTTTGAAAAGTGGGGTCATGGTGTTCGCACCACGACGTAGGGGCAGCGGTAGGCTAAGCATTTTCTGCCGGGCCTTCGTGCTCCTCTTGGCGGATTGTTAGGGCAATAGGACGCGCCGCACAGGATCTTCTCTCGTCGCGGTTTAGGTCGCGGAACTGCTAGGTTTGGCGGTTTGC